GCGATTGCATTGGCCTGGCGCACCAATGGGCATCTATTCGGCAAGCATTGGCAAACGCCAGCTCGGCGAGCCGATCACCTTTGCTGGCATTCAATCGGTGCGTAACAAGGCCGATCTGCTTGGCCACATTGATCTGGTGATTGTTGACGAGTGCCACCTCGTCAATCACAAAGACGAAGGCGGCTATCGCAAGCTGCTCGGCGACCTCACGCTCATAAACCCGGCGTTGCGCGTTGTGGGTCTTACCGGAACTCCCTACAGATTAGGTCACGGCCTCATCACCGACAAGCCGGCGCTTTTTGACGCGCTCATTGAGCCGGTGGGCATCGAAGAGCTGGTGTTTAAAGGCTACCTATCGACCCTGCGCTCCAAGGTCACCAAGGCCCGCTTGGATGTATCTGGTGTGCATAAGCGCGGCGGCGAGTTTATCGAGAGCGAGCTGCAGGCGGCGGTCGATACCGACGACAACAACCTCGCCGTGGTGCAGGAGGTCATTGGCCTGGCAGGCGACCGCAAAGCATGGCTTTTTTTCTGCGCCGGTGTCAAACACGCCGAGAACGTGGCGGTCGTGCTGGATTTGATCCACGGCATCCCGGCCGCGTGCGTGACCGGCGACACGCCCAAGGCCGAGCGCGAGCGAATCCTGGCCGACTTCAAGGCCGGCAAACTGCGCGCCCTCACGAACGCCAACGTCTTGACGACAGGCTTTGATTATCCCGACATTGATCTGATCGCCATGCTGCGCCCCACTATGTCGGCCAGCCTCTATGTGCAAATGGCGGGCCGAGGTATGCGCGTGAAGAGCCACACCGATCATTGTCTGGTGCTGGATTTCGCTGGCGTAGTGGCAACGCACGGCCCGATCACCGCCGTGCAGCCGCCGACGAAAGCCGGCGATGGCAACGGCGAAGCGCCGGTGAAAGTTTGCGACAACTGTGACGAGCTGGTGCCCATCAGCGCCCGCGAGTGCCCTGCCTGCGGCCACAAATTCCCCGAGCCAGAACGCAAGAAACTCCAGCTCCACGACGATGACATTATGGGCGTCGAAGGGACCGACATGGCGGTCACCCAATGGACCTGGCGCAAACACATTAGCCGCACCAGCGGCAAAGAGATGATTGCCTGCACCTATTACGGATGCCTGAGCGACCCAACGGTCACCGAGTATTTCCCGGTCTTGCACGACGGCTATGCCGGCCAGATGGCCGTGCAGCGCGTGGCGTCTATCGCGCAGCAAGCTGGCGCACAGCTCACGGGTCGGCAATCGCTAGATGAAACGGTGATCTATCTCAACCAGGCACGACACCCGTCCGATATTGAATACAAGCGTGACGGGAAATTTTTTCGAGTGATTAAAAGGGAATGGGCAAATGGCTAGGGGCCGCGCAATACCGCACTACGGCAAGCTGGGCGTTGTCAATCTGGCCAGCGAGGTCAAAGCAATTTGGTACAGCCGCCACATTGAGCCAGAGCCGTGCGAGCCGATAGACACCTATTGGACGTTGCACACCGACCCAGAGCTGGAGCTGTGGAAAGATTTTGTGCGCCGCTTGGTGGAAATCACGCCATTGACCGAGGCCGAAGAGCAGGCCGTTGCGCTTTGCGTGCTGGACAACTGCACGCTGAAAGAGGCCGGCATTGAGATGGGTCGCACGCAAGAGCGCGTGCGTCAAATTCTGATGAAAGCAATGCGGCGCTTTCGCACGCACCAAAAGGCGCTCACCGGCCAGAATATGTGGGAGATGGATTTTCGAGACATGACATACAACTGGTGGAAGCATGAAAACAGAACATGAAGAGCAGCGCGAGCTGGTGAAATGGTTTCGCCAGACCTATCCCGGCGTGCGTATCTTTGCGATACCCAATGGAGGCCTTAGATCGCCCTCTGTGGCCGCGCGGCTCAAAGCCGAAGGGGTAAGTAGCGGCGTGCCTGATTTGTGCGTCCCAGCCTGGCGGTTGTGGATTGAAATGAAACGCGCCAAAGGCGGCGTTGTCAGCCCCGAACAGAAGGATTGGATCGAATATTTAGCGTCGCACGAATACTGGTGTATAGTGGGAAAAGGTGCGGAGGATGCCAAGACAAAAATCCTCGAATTTAAAGAGCTGCCATGACCAAAGATCGTTATTTGACCATTCGCCTGCCTGCCGACATTGAGCAGGCCCTGCGTAAACACGCCGAGCAGAATACCCGCACGCTGGTCGCGCAGGTGCTGCACTACTTGAAGCAGGGCATGGCAAAAGAAAAAGCGAAAAATTAGGGTTTGTCCCTACTTGCGTTTGTGGGAAATTGTGGGAAGATACATCCATCAACAACGCAACAGGAGCTGACACCATGACTACCACCACCAACAACACCGACGCAAAAGTCACCGTCTATTTCGCAGTCCTGCAACCCCAGCCCACCCGCAAGATCAACGGCAAATTGATCCGTGGTCACATGGGCGGGTATCTGAATGCCTCAGGTGATGTCTCAATTCGTGGCAATCGGTGCAGTACGAATCGTTCCGAAATCGAAGCCCGTGCAGCCCTTGCTTGCGCCAAGCATCCCACCTGGGTTGTGGACATTCGCTCCACCCTCGCACCGGCTGCAATGTTCAACTAACAACACCCCGCCCGGCGCAAGCCGGGCCAACCAAAACCACACCATGCGCGACACCCTAGCCGCCCTCCTCTGCGCCGCCCTCATCGGCGCACCCTTTGCCTATTACTTCATCTGGGTGATGAAACCATGAGACACACCGAGGCCGAATACGTGACCGCCGGCTACCGCTACGAGGTCGCCAAGCAATCGCTTGCCGAGGCCCAGCGTATCCGCGTCATGCTGGAATCCGAGACGCCCGAAGATCAGACCGAAGCGCGGCGACTTATTGAACAAGGCAGGCAGGAGGCACGCAAATGAGTTTCGCCGTTGGCTTAATTGTTGGCGTTGTCGTTGGCGGTACGATCATGCATTTCGTACACGAATACATTGATTCCATGATTGAAGACGACAACGACAGCCGTTGGCTAGGCCGCACCTGCCCACCGTGCGACGGAAAATGTCAGCAGGGCCGCGATTGTCCTGCTGAGGTCAAGCCGTTATTTACCAACGACATTCATACCTGCCACGACGATTGCCAGAAACCTGCCTGCGTGCAGGCGCGCCGCGCAAGGGGCCAAACATGAGCTGGCCTTTCCCGCCTCAACCTATACCGATCAACCAACCCACTCGCGTGCCGCTGGGCAGCGACGATTACGAGGATGCGCTGCTGTGAACCTTGACTATGCTTACCCGACCATGATGGCGGAAAAGTCCTTGCGCGATCTGCACAACGCCATGCTAGAGAACCGGCACGACGACGCGCTGCTCGCTGGCATGAACGCCATCGTTGAAGTGCGAATTGCAATTGCCGCCATCAAAGATATGAAAGAGCGCGATGCAAAGTGACCGCGAGCTGCTGGCGCTTTGCCTGCGCTACCTCACCGAAAGCCCGCGCCAGGCCTTCGACCGCGCCATGCTGGTTAGCACCATTGAAGAGCGTTTAAAAGGCGACCTCAAGAGCCAGCGTATGCAAGAGTTCTTGCAGCGCTTGCTTGACCCCGACGACCTGGGGCACGCGGTCACCGCAGAAGTGCGCCAAAAAGTTAGCGCCTTGCTCAAATGAAAAAAGCCGCTGCATTTATTGCAATCGCGCTGGCAACGATGGCGTTTGTTTTTGTCAGCGGCCGTCTGTTTCAGACCGGCCTTGTCGCCGTCGGGCGATGTTTTTAGGAAACAGTCATGCGACCGAATATCCTAGACCCAAAATTTAAGTACACGCCCGCCGCGTACACCAATATCCAAGACAAATGGCGCGAACACGGATGGAAACCCAAAAATGAAATGCCCGTTTTGCAACGCGTGGACAACGGTCATATCAACCAGGCAGACCGACGAGTTCGTCCGAAGGTCACGCGCCTGCGGTAACGAGCATCGGTTCACGACCGAAGAGCGTGCGGTTCCAGATTCTAGGCAGCGTCTGACAGGAACAGCGCCCTCTCGGCCTCGCGCCGCTTTACTAAACCAGGCAAAACTCGACCGCCGCCCTTGGTCCAATCCATAAGCGCCTCAGCCGCAGCCTCCCATTCGCCTCTATTTGCCTTGATGCGAATTTGGCTGCGCTGGAGGTTGCCTAAACCGGCGTTGAATGCAAAACTGACAAGAGCGTCAAAAGCGCCTTGACGCCCAGATACGCCGGGCACAAGACGAAGAACACCCCGTTCAAAACTGCCGACGTCACTTGCGAATAGCGAATTGATTTCGTCTTTTGACCAGACACGGTTGTCTCCTTCAGCAAGCGGGTAATCTTTGCGGCAGGTCTGTCCCACCATCGGCAGGCGAATTTGCGCCTGGTACAGCACGTGGCCGTAGCCAATGGTCCAGATGTGCGCCGGACACAGATAGGGCCGGTTGCGACAGCCCTCGTACCGGTGCATCAAGTTAGCGCCGGCCTGCGACAGCTTCATTTCTTGAACCCGCGAGAGCCAAACCAGAACCCAATGATGCCGCCGAGCATTGACATTTCGTCGCTGCTGAAAATGAGTTCGCTGTACTTAATCACATCGTCAATGCTCTTGATGAGTTCCGGGTGGTTCCAGAGGTAGAACGCTAGGAATCCATTGATCGCCAGCAGCTCCAGCACGAACAGATAGGTCACGGTCGGCCGCACGGTGCCAATGTAATTGGCAACCCAACGACTCGCCTTTTCCAACACCTTTTTGTCGTGGTCCTGCGCGCCTTGCGTCATCGCCGCTTCAGACTGCATGGCAATCTGGTCGCTGCGAATTTCCTCAACCTTGGCCTGGGCGGCAAAGCCCTGCGCCGCCAGCGCCAACTCGCGCTCAGACTGCGCCCGCGCCAGAGCCAGCTCGTGCGCGTGGTCCTGCTTGGATTGGAAATAGTCCAGCAGTTTCGGCAAGCCGCCGAGCAGAATGCCGCCAAGGGTAGAGATGAGTGACAACATTACTGTTTGCTCCTTGAAAGCATGGTTGCTGCGATTTGCAGAAGAACACGGTACTGGTCTACGTCCGGTGGCTCTTCTTTCCAGCCCACCGTAATCTGGCCCACGAACTTGCCCTGTTCTGGTGGAACGCTGATGCGACACCCGTAGGTGACGCCCCGTTCAATATACCAAAGCCCGATTTCGGATTGGGCGGTTTTGTACGCGCCACAAGGCACCTCCCCCGCCATAAGCGCCACTACATCACGGTTGTTGGCCGCGTTGGCGGTAAACAGGCCAACGTCCAGCCCTTCGTGCGTTTTGTCTCGCCCGTCTTTGGTGTAGGCCCGGTGTAGCACCCGAGTGCCAAAAATGGGATTGACTTTAAAGATGGCGACTACCGCAGCATCGGTATTTTTAAACAGGTGCGCCGCTGCATCTTCCACCCGGTCTTCTGCGATGGCGGGTAGTTTCTTTTGCTCTTTGTAAGCCCCCAGCAGAAACGCTTGGTTCTGCCAGAGGAAGTAACCCGCGAACGCAAAGACCGCCATTAGGATGATGGCGAACAACTTAAACGGCGAATCCACATAGCCGAGAACCTTGTCGACAATGGTCGTCGTTTTATCTTCGCTCATACGTGCATGATGATGTAGACGAAACCAATCAGGAACGCGACAAACCCAACGGTGATGCACGTGTACAAAATGAACATCGCCATCTCTTGCCGGCTCTTTAGCTTTGCCGCCTTTTCCGCCGCCTCTCGTTTCTTTCGCGCCTTCTGAATCTCCATATGCTTCTGGAGGAAAAGCGTCCAAAGTTCTGGATAGCCGCCGTAGACAAGTTGGTGTTTGAGCTGCTCCATGTCCTCGCGCAGCTTGTTTTGCTGCATGACAATTTCCATTGCCTGCGCTGCGTCTGACTTGCCGGCGTTGGCCTCGTTCGCCGCCTTGTTAACAATGTCAGCAGACTCAAAGAGCGCCGAAAACTCTTTGATGCAGCCGGTAATGTCTTTACCGAGCTTGAGTGCCTTCTGTATACCCGCTACCGCAGCTTGCGCCGTTGCAAATGCGGTGATGGGGTCGATCATGGTCAGCCACCCTTAAAGTGCCCCGCGATCCAAGTGATTGCACCGCCGGCCATGCTGGCAATCGTCATGCCCATCCAAAAACCGCCCTTGCCTTTGTTCGCTAGGGCTACCAGCTCTTCTAGCTGGCGCTCCATCTTATCGACCTTGCGATCCATTGCCTGCACGCGCTCCCAGAGAACGCCGTATTTGATCGGGTCGATTTCGGTTTCCATGTTAGTCGGGCGGTTGCATCAATTTACGGTTGGACAGCAGACGAGCGTCGTCTGGCGCCAATTTTAGGGCTTCGTCTAAATGATGGATAGCCTCGGCTTTCAGGCCAAGATGCCAGGCCGCAATGCTGGCTAGGTCGTGGGGTTTTTCGCCCCAGACGCTAGGGTCGGCTGTGTACACCAGCGCTTTGTCTTTGATCTGGAGCGCCGACTTAGCCGCCGCGTAGGACTCGGCCCACATTCCGTAGCGGTAGGTCAGCATGGACAGCTCAACCCAAGGCTCGCGCGTGCCTGGTGCCTCGGCAACGGCCAGGCGATACCATTTGAGCGCCTCCCAACCCCGGCCCAGCTCGTCGTGCGCCTTGCCCAATAGGCGCATGGCGTAGCAGCGCTCGTTGGCCCAGTTCGCCTCCGGCATCGCCAAATATTTGGACAAAGCGACTATTGCCTCGTCCCACCGGCCATAAAAAGTTAACTCGCGAGCGTGGTAGAACGCATTGCGTGGGCAAAACGGATCCTCTTTAACCGCCAGCTCTAGCAGCGGCATATATTGACCGCGGGATTTGTCCGGGTCCGGGTGATGGCTCACCAACAGCATATCGGTCTGCGCGTAGACCTCGGTGATTCGGCCGTCCGGGCGTGGGTATTCATGGACCGGGTGATGCCAATGGTAGCCGCGCCGGTGATGGATCTTTTCGTAATAGAAGCTGATGCCACAGCCCCAATCGAATTTGTAGCGCAGCCTGGTGGTGTCCTCCTGCCATACGCGCTCAATTTCCTGCCGCCAGCCAGGCTCTAGCACCTCGTCCAAGTCTAGCGAGATACACACATCGTAGTCGCCAGGAATGAGCGCGAGCGCCGTGTCGCGCGCCTTGTCAAAGCGCCACGGTGAAACAAAAATGTTGTGGACCGTAGCGCCACATTCAGCCGCCAGGCTGGCCGTGTTGTCGGTCGACCCGGTGTCGGCAATTAGCACCAGATCGGCCTCGGCGGCAGACTCGCAGAACCGTTTTACAAATGCTTCTTCGTTCTTGCTGATGGCGTAGACCGCGATTTTTAGTGTCATATCTTGTAGTGTTGGTTAGGAGAAAAAGACCATAAAGTTACTGTTGCCGTTGTAGACAAGCGTTGTCTGGCCGTTGATGTAGCTCACGTTTAGGTAATCGCTCAGACCGCCGGCCGTGAATGTTAGGCCGGTGTTGTTGCCAGCGTCGGTGGAGTTGGCTCCCATGTACCAAACCGATGGCTGTTTCAAAATCGCCTGCGTGGTGTTAGTGCTACTAAGCGTGAGCAAATTTCCTGATGCGCCATCAAGATTAAAGGTAGTAAATTCATTAGTCATTCCGCCGATAAACAACACCGAGCCAATGGCCGTGTTGGTCATGGCCGCAAACTTGTTGTTGCCGGCAATTGTCAGCGCCCCCGTGCCGCCTTGGTTCAACGTGGGATATGTCTGAATGTCGCCACCAATAAACGATTTACTTGACGCGCTTGTCAGACTAATAGTTCCCGTTCCTGTAACGGTGAAATTTGTAGATATTGAGGCATTCCAAGCATTTCCAGTTCCGGCAATAGTCCATACACCAGAGCCAATATTAAGTTGCTTTACTGCGGCGCCGCTAACAAAAGCGCCAGCCCCGGCTCCCGAAAGAGTTACATTATAAATTGCCGCATCAAATGTGCCTCGCGTAAGGGTAAATGCGGAAACAATAGACCTGCTGATTATTAATGCATCTTGCAAAGCAACCGATCCACCAGGACTATTAATAATAATGGATTGTGTAAATGTCTTTCCTTCGCTTCTAATTGTCTGACTTCCGCGCCCAGCAAATGTAATCGTTTGCGTCCCTGTTAACGTCGTACCCGTCCCATTGATCCAGTTACCATAAATTGTCGGTGTTGTCGCGCCCGTCGTCAGCGTCATTGTGTTGGCCGTGCGAGCCGACATATCAATGGTGCCAATGTTATAGTTGGCGTTGATGGTTGAAAGTACTCCACTAGAAGGATATGGAGTAGGCGAAGATGGGAAAACGGCAGTATCTTGAGCCAATGGAAAAGCTGTTAAATCTAAAGCCCCTCCATTGGTCAATGACCAAGCAGTACTACCAGTTATCCCCCAGTTTGTAGAACCTGAGGACCGGTAATAAACCGTCTTACCCGCAGGGAATGTGATGCCGCTGTTGCCTTTGCAATCTCCAAACCGAGTGCCCGTTAGTGGCGCAGCAGAACCCGTAATAGCAATGTCTCGGAAATCGTAATCGGCAGCACCGGCCGTCAGCGTGGTAACGGCTAAAGTGCGCGTTGTTTCAATGGTGTTAGATGCAAGAAATGTGCGATATGCAGAATAAAGGCCAGCATTTAGCGTAAGAGTACCGATTGTTTGGTTGGCATTAAATGTGGCAATTGAAATGCCAGCTTGAGTGCGGCCAACAAAAGATAATATATTAAAAGTGTTTGCGCCAGTAATTGTTATGCTAACTGCGCCAGTAGAGTTTGTAAACGCAACATTCCAAAATGTCAAACCACCAGATGCAATTCCGGTGTTTATTCCAGTCAAATTTATTTGACTAGTTCCGGCGTTAAAAGTCAGGTTTGTAGTTGTTGCAAAGTTAAATGCTACATTACTTGGGAATGAAATGTTAACTGTTGAACCATTGAGATTAATTGTGCGGGCTGTAATGTTATTACTGGAAAATTGATAGGTGCTAACCGTGTAATTGCCGGAGGAGGAAGTGTCAAAAGTTCCAGACGCAACACCTAATATGGTCGTAGAGCCAAGTGTTAACGCGCTTCCAAGCGTGAACGTCGCTGTACTTGGTCCACCGGTTGGGCCAGTTTGAAAGTTGGTGGCATTAATTGTCACCCCGTTTGTGGTGATTGTGTGTGCGCCAGATGTTGCCTGAAAAGTAATTGCGCCGGTGCTGTTCCATACCGTCCCCGCCAGCAAGGACATGGAGCCGTAAATTCCCAGCGTTGGGCCAGTTCCGGTGGCGAATGTCACCGTGCCTGCCGAAACCGTAATGTCTAGGCAGTTCAGCGCGCCCGTCATCGTGACGGTGTAAGTACCGGCTTGGTCAAAAAATACGCTGTCCGCTGAAGTTGGGACAGAAAAGCCGCCCGATCCGCCAGAAGTGTCAGACCAGTTTGTTGTGCTGGTGGTGTTCCACGTTCCCGAGCCGCCGACCCAATATCTATTCGCCATCCACCGGCTCCTGCGGCGTGTTCAGGATAGCCAGCCAGTTATCTAGGCGCTCTTGCTTCAGCGCCTCAATCTGGGCATCGCTCAGGCCGTGATCCTCCGGCAAATGCAAAGCATCGGAAAATTTGCCGTGTTGGGTGTCAAATTGAAAGTCAATTTTAATCATGGTCAGAACCCAAAGTTCTTGGCGATCATGTGCCACTTGGTCGCCGTCGAATCGTAGATAAAACCCATGTAGTCCTCTTTGCCTGAGCCGCTAGAAGTTGTCGGCAGGGCTAGATCAGTAGAGCCAGCAAAGACTGCATTCCAAGAGAATGTTTGCACGTTGGTGGAGGTCAGCCGCAGCATGATTTTTTGGCCGTTGGCCAGCGTGCCGGTCGGTGCGTTGATAGTGAGCGTACCTGCCGCTTGCGTGTTGGCCTGCGTCGCCATGTCGGTCGTGTCGGCATTCATGGTGATGCTGGTGGCGTCTGCCACCGCAACGACGCGAGAGCCGTAGATAGGCCCGGTCGGACCTGTAGGGCCAGGCACGGTGCTATTCGCGCCTGTTGGCCCGGTCGGGCCAGCCACACCTTGATCCCCGGTCGGCCCGGTCGGCCCCTGAATGCCTTGCGAACCCGTCGGCCCGGTAGGTCCAGCCACACCTTGAGCGCCCGTAGGTCCGGTTGCGCCAGTAGCACCTGTGCTGCCGGTCGGCCCGGTGGGACCGACTTGCGTGTACATGACCTGCGTGGCCGTGAACACCACCGACGGAATGCGCGGCGATACAGGCGAAGTGCCAGCCGGCAAACTCTCAAGCGAAACTTGCGTGTTGGTAGTCGACCAGACCAGCTCAATAAAGTCATTTGCCGCAAGCGACAAAACAAAATTGACGGTGCCAATGACATTGCCATGAACGCCGCCGTGACTATTAATGACGCTGAATTTGCTATCTGTGTCCGGCACATCGCCAGCGCTGCCGGCGTTATTCTTTCGCAGCCAGACGTTTGCGTCGTGGATTTGCGTGTCGCTGTTGGTGAACTGGATGCTAAACGTCAGGCTGTACACGCCAGCGTAAGCAAAAGTCACCCGGCTATTGGAAACAACGCTTACGCCGTTATTGGAAGGGTCTGCGTTGTTAAGCGTGATTGAGTAAGGTGTGTTTGCCGCTGCCGCCGTTTGCGTGGCGGTCGACCAGAACGAACCCCAATAACCAAGAGCGCCGCCGGCCCCGGTTCCGCCTGTCGCCCCTGTTGGGCCTGTCGGTCCGGTGTTGCCGGTGCTACCTGTTGGGCCGGTCGGCCCCGCAACGGTGCTGGCTGCACCCGTTGGACCGGTTGGGCCAATATCACCCTGAGCGCCGGTTGGCCCTGTTGGGCCAGTAGGGCCAGCCACCGTAGAAGCAGCGCCGGTAGGCCCGGTAGGCCCGGTTGGACCCGTGTCGCCTGTGGCACCTGTTGACCCTGTTGGCCCGGTTGGCCCTTGCGCTCCGGTTGGGCCGGTGTTGCCCTGTGGCCCGGTTGGGCCTGCTACGGTAGACGCTGCGCCGGTAGGCCCGGTTGGTCCAACATCTCCGGTTGCGCCTGTAGGCCCGGTTGGGCCGGTAACGCCCTGCACGCCCTGCGCGCCCGTTGGCCCGGTGGGACCGGTAGGACCGGCAACGGTAGACGCCGCACCGGTAGGCCCGGTCGCGCCTGTCGGCCCCGTAGGCCCAAGAACGCCACGATCCACCCGCGCCTCAATGCGCGGTTGTGGAACAACCTCTAGCGATACCTGATGGCCAGGGTTGACGTCGATAACAACGTTGTTCTGATCTGTTACGCCGACAACAATGGGGTCGGACGTTGCGCCGACTGTGACCCTCATAGGACCACCACACCATCCGAGCGAACGAGGAACAGCAGAAAGATCACCATATCATCGGCCGGCGTAGGGCCAGATGCTGGGAATGAAACCTTGACCCGGCCCGAGTAGCCGACGCAACTGGTCGCATTGATTTCGAGCTGCGGGTCGGTCGACATAAGCGACCAGGCACCGGCATCAATCACCAGCGTGCAAGTGCCAGCGGCCGCATTGATGTTGGTGATCGTGAGAGGGATAGCCGCCGGCGTAGGCGTGTAATCGGCAATATCGAACGTCAGCCCGTTGCGGGTATCAATAATGTTCGTGACTTGCCGCCGGACAATCTGCGCGTCAATCGTTGCGCCGGTGAGGTTGACCGGCCCAGACGTAGACGTAAACGTCAGATTCCAGTAGGTCTGCTGATCCCAGACCAGCTCGCCGGCCAGGATCGGATTGTCGAAACCGCTGACCTGGGCCAGCGTGTTCTTGTTGAAAATAGCCATGACTTTTCCCTGCTCTCAGGTGGTGACGCCGCCCGCTTTCTGCGGGTTCACGTTGTCGTGTCTTGTTGGGCGATTATCGCATCGCCCATAAATTCGCTGCAATTGAAATTTGGCTTACGCGGTCCGTTTCCACATATAGACCGTGATGTACGGTTGGTAGTTGGCGTTGGTGCCGGACGAGCCGGTCGTGCTGTTGGAAACGGTAATACCGGTGGTTGCCAGGCTTGTATTTTGCGTGGAATCGCCGTTCCAGCAAGGTGTGGCCGAGCCGCTTTGTATTAGTTGTGCTGAATAGCGGGTGTATGTGTGTCTATGGCCCGGATCGGTCACCGTCGCTGTGTGAGTGTGCGACACAACGACCGCATCAGCGCTGCCACCGGTTTCCTCTGCCGTGTCAAACAAGGCATTACTAGAATCAAAACCAACGGGAACCCGGCCTGCACCAAATGCAGCCCAAGTGCCAAAACCTAACAATGTGCCAGGGTTGGTGCTGTTTGTTGCGTTTATATAAAGAGAACCAACTGGATACAAAATATTGCCAAAAACAGCGGCTGCGGCTGCGGCTGAACTTGCGCCGGTGCCGCCGTTGGCGATCGGCACAGCGTTGACTAAGCCGTCGGTGGCGTCTAGTTGCCCCGAAGTATTGAGGTTGTTGGCGAGCTGAGAGAGGTTGTAGGCTTGCGTCATTTATGCGGCTCCGTTTCGCGCGAAGGTTTGTTGATTAAGCAAAGTCACGTTGTTATTGAACGCCGTGGTCAAAATGTAATTTGCGGCGCTTGCCGTGTAATCGTACCCGGCGCCTTTGGCCAACAATGCGCCGTTGGCGTAGACCTCCATGCTGAGAGGATTGCTTGGGAACGGATAGGTTGTCTGGCCGCTGGTACTGTACGCGGTCGTATTGGCAATGTTGCTGGCCGGCACCGCCAAATTATTCGGTGCGTATTGAATGATCGTAAACCGGCCCGTCAGCGGCGCAGGAAACCCCTCCACCGCGCCGAGGGCAATGTCGTAATCAATCTCGTTGATTTGACTGCCGTTGACATAGATCGACTCTGCGCCGTTCTGGATAGCGTATGTTGTCGGCAAGAACGAGGTCACCGCCGTCACATCCTGATCGTAGCGGCTGAACGGCGCATAGTTGGAACTGGCGGCGCGGTAGCGGTAAACGCTGTTGCCTGCCGTTGCCCCGGCAATCGTGCCGGTAAAGGTAATGACCTTGGTGCTGGTGTTAACCGTTGACACCGTGTAGGTGGTCGGCGTCCCGCTGTCGGTGAATGTCAATAGGTCACCGGCGTTGATGATCTGATATGGCAAGCCGGTGTAGGTAATTGAGTTGCTGGTGTTGCTGGCAATGGTGATGTTCATCGCCTCGTAAGCTGCCGAGGTGCTAACGCCGCGCATATAAATAATGACCACCGTTTCGCCGGCGACGCAAGCTGTGCCCATGACCACCGTGGTCGACGTCTCCGAGTATTCGCTTGGGTCCAACAAGACGCCATTGCGGAACACCAGAATCCAGCCGACGGTGTGCGTGTTGCTAAACGAGGTCTGCCCACCGGTGGCCGTGTAGACCGTCTCGGTGTAGAAAAACTGGTCCTGCTCTTGGAACCCGACGACGCGGCCGTAAACGTCAATTGTGAGCGTGGCCGCAGAAAACGATTTCGTGTAGATGCCAGAACCGAAATTTAGGAACTCTTGCAGATTGACACGCATTGTTCCGTCGACGTTGTTCGTGACCGAAAGGAAACCGTCGTTAATGTTGTTGGACGTTGTGCCTGCAATGATCGTCTGGCCGGTGCGCGCGTCTAGGTCAATGAAACTTTGCAGAGCGCCAGACGGGTCCACCAGGCCCGACCACACATTGCTGTCGTAAACGGCCGTGTTTGTTGGCACGAATGCACCGCCAAGATTTACATAGCCAGCGTTGCCGACGTTGAAACTGAACTTGCGGTTTGTGCGGCTGGCGTATAGCAGGTAATTGGCGGTACTAAAGTTGGCGACCGTGTACCATGTGTAAAGCGTTGGGTCGGTTCCGCCGTTCGCTGTAGCGTTGTTGTAAAGGCCAAAGTAAAGTTTGTTGCGCGGGCTGTAGCTGAATCCCGAGGTGCCGGTCGCGTTGTCGGCGTAGGCCACCGCCAGCCAGCGCTCGGCGTATTGGAAAGTTAGCGGTCGCCATTGGAACACCGACGACGATGGCGAGAAATTTGATTCGCCGAGCGCGTTGACATATTTGACGCTGAAATACCAATCGCCTTGCGGCAGCGAATTGATCGTCAGAACGCCCATTGACGACGACGGGTTGTAGGGATTGCCGCCAGGGTTGACTGCTGTCGTGCCAATGAAGATGCGTTGCGAATCGGTCGGGCTGGAATAGAGCGAATAGTAGACGTTGGCATATTGCACAATGCCGTTGCTCGCGGCTGTGACCGCAATGTCAAACGATGGCACCGGGTTGCTGATCTGCACATTGGTAACCGACGGTGCGTAGAGCGTGCCAAACCCTAGCGGCGAGCCAATGCCGGTGTTAGGTGCCGGCGTAAACTGCGTGACGTTAACGTCGTCGTACACCGTCGGGTTGAACTCTTGCAGCGTAAGGCTGGCTGTGATCTGGCCATCGTCGGTAAATGTTTCAACGACCTGGCTAATCCTAAACAATTTCGCCGTCCAGCCGTAGTTGGCGTTGGTCACCGTCACAATGTCGCCGGCCTCAAGTTGGATACCGGAAAAATTGACGTCGACCTTAACAATCAAATCTTCCCGAGCGCCTTCCAAGAATCGGTTAGCGATGTATTGCGCGCGCACCGAGTTATTCACCAGGCCGAGCGTGACTGTCTGCTTGTTGACCGGCTCGTTAGGGTAGAGCAGCGACGGGTTAACGACCGCCAGATCGAACGTGGCCGAATTGAACGCATCCTTTGCCGTGCCGTCGGGGAACTTAACCTCTGCGACGTTATAGGACGACGACAGATCAATCGGTGTGACCTGAATAGCCGACACCATGTTTGAATCGTTAATGTCCATGACGACCGTATAGGTCGGCGACTGAACAATCACGCCCCATTGCCCGAGGATTTCGTTGTACTTGATGAGGCAATCGCAGCACGCGGCCATCGCTTGCATATTGGCCATGATGGTTTGGTTGGTGTCAACCATGCCGTCAAAGCGAAAGCGCGTTTGAGTTGAGCTGCCGCCCGTGTATGGCGTGTAGGTCATCATTTGATCCGAATAAGTATTCAGATCGGTAAACGATGTTGTGTTGACTTGCGTGGCGTCAAGTGCCGCGCCGTAGCGCGTCGACAGCAAAAAGTCCGAGAAACAATCGCCTGGCCGATAGCGGCTGTTGGTGAGCTGGAACCGCGTCTGCTGTAGGCCGGTGACGTTGGCCGATTGGCTGTAGGTGAGCTGCACGATGGCAAACGCCGCATTGCTCATTAGCTTGGTGGCATCCCATTGATACACCAAGTTTGCCGACTGCATGATCTGAATGGCCGTTTGAGCAGTATTGACGCCAGACGACGAGCCATTCCTAAACAGGTAAATATTGATTTTGCCGTTGACGGTTGTGTCGGTGATGCCGGTCGATTCATCCAGCAGGCCGGTGACCTTGTACTGGTCTGTTGGATCAAATACGCATCGCTTACCGCCCCAATACACATTGCCGAACGTGTAGGTGTCCGGCGTGGCTCCGTTCTGGCCCTCGGTGTTCGTTACCTCGGCGAGCGTCAAAACATAGTAAATCTGCTGGTTGTTGCTGGTGATGCTCAGGTCGGTAATGATGCCGCCGACATAGGCCGAGCCATAGACCACCGGCACCTTGTTGTCGCCGGCTGGCCCTAACTGCTGGTTGTTGCCAGGATTGGGCTGGCCTTGAGCGTCGTTAAAGTTTGGGCTTTCAGGGCCGAATGCTTTGCTTACGATTGCCGAAGCAACCATGTTGATTGCAAAGGCGGCGGCTGTATATCCAGTAGACCCAAGAGCTGCCGCAGCCAAAAGGGCATCGCCATAAATAGCGCTAAGAACAATTGAAGCTGGCATTACATCACCCAAAATTCTTCTAAATATTTGAACCCAAAGCGACCGTAGTCTAGGTTGGGGCTGTTGCTCATCTTACTGATGAAGAAATTGCAGATGCGCCCCTGTTCTTTCATCTTTTGTCCCGCCTCAATGTATCTTTTCAAAAGCCGGTGCCCTGCGGTCCCGCCTCGGTGTTCTGGCTCAACCCACCAAGCCAGCTCTGTTAGCAGAAGATGCGCCGGCGACCAGCGGCTCGAATGAATGCCGGCTATCAACATTCCCACTAAGCCATCGTCCTCGGCCACCAGCACCACCCCCCGGCCCGCCATGATTTCGCACAGCATTTGCGTAATGTAGGTTGCATTATCGGCCTCGAACAAAAAGTCTAGTGGCGTCTGTTCCCGATATTTCCGCAGCATATTCAAGAGCTGCGGCAGATCGACCGGCGTTGCCTCACGAATCTGCAGGGGCATCTTTGCCAAAGTAATAATTGATGTTCTGAATAAATGGCACGCGATTCATGCTGGTATCGCCAGGATTGAAAAACTGCCAAGCGTTGTCGTTGGTGTAGCGGCCGGCGATTCGGTTTTGCAAAATTAGTTGCACAGACGACGCGGCTACGGTGATTGTGCCGACATACATACGCGCTTCTTCCATCCATTGTTCGCTAATCTGAAACGATGTGATGTAGCCGCTAAAGAACTGATACAGACCGCCAGAACCGCCCGAGGTGATGAGCGCGCCGGTCGTGTCATAAAACCCGTGCCACATTTGAATGGCCGATCCTTTAATTGATTGCCCCAACACAAACCCAAGCATCGCCGTGTCAATTCCAACGAGCGTTACCGTTGTCTCGTTCGCTGTCGATTTAATGTCGCGCTGGACATTGCCGACCTTTATTAGCGTGCCGACGGCGTTGAACTCGGTTGCGTCAACCGCCGGCACAAGCTGATTTGATGGCGCGGTCGTGAACCGGAAAATGTCTGTGCCGTTATTGATCCGAATGAAATCGGCAATACGAATGTTGTTCGTGTTGTCGACCGGCGTAATGATGTTCATAGGACAGACTCAAATGCTTTAAATGTGCCGTTCCAAGAAATGAACGAATCGTTCGTCATTGGCACCAGCGTATAGGTCGGATATTCGCGCAGCACCACCTGAAACGTGATCCCTGTATACGTCGTGCCGCCCATGCTCACGGTGGTTCCAAACTCGCCGGCCACACAAGCGACCGTGGATGCCAGCGTTGAAATGAGGTTGCGATGCACCGGCACGTTCACCGTAGGGTTTGTGCCGCGCAGAACATCGGCTGTGACAATGTACGAATAGAGGCCGACCTGTACAAAATCGCCAACTCTAAACAGATACGCGGTTGAACTAATGCTAGGCAGCGACCCCAGCACCAGCGTTTTGTTTGCGCTGGAGGTCTGCCATTGGCAGGCGGCAATCTGGCCCGAGGTCATATCGCCTTGGTATTTGATGTAGTTTAGCCAGCCTGTCGAACCAAAATTAAGATACTGCGTCAGCGACTTGTCGGCCAAGCGCAATTGATTCAAGGTGCCGCGATTCTGCGAATAGAGCAGGTAGTTCATCGGCCGCATATCAAACGCAAAAGGCACCACCGTTAAAATCTCCGAGGTGGTGATTTTCTGGTTGCGGCTCAGGGTCTGCCCGACGAATCGCTGGTCATTGATGCCCACCGACTCGCAGATCGAAAGAATGGTTTGTAGGCTCATTTAGCGGCTCACAGGTAGAGAGCGTTGCGCCGACTGATTAGCCGCCCACACCGCTTGTTTGTTTTTAGACAAAAACGCAACGCCCGACTGCGTATCAATTGCGCTCATGTTCTGAATGATTGGCCCGTTGTAGTTAATCACCTGGCCACCCATTGCGCCGGCCAGCGCGTGATTGGGAATCACCGTTCCCGAATTTCTAGGCACCACCAGCTCAGGGCCGCGCTCGCCGACGAGGTACGGTTGACCAGATGAAATGTCGCCGCCATCAGCTCGGGCGCTTAGACCTAAACCCGACGACGGCGCACCGTAGCTTAACGAGTATTGAGACACGCCAGGCCCAGACCCGAAAAGTTTGATTCCAGACCCACCAACAATTGCTGAGAACAGCGCCGAGGCCTGCGCCTTGAGTTGGATTGCAATAATGTCCTGAATGATTGATCGCGCTAGATCACCAAATTTCAATTTGCCCGTTCTAACAAACCTATCAATCGCCGACTCAATGTTGTTGGCAAGAGACGAGAACATAGACTCGGCAACCCTTGCGGCGTTAGTGGCGTTATCCATGTAAGAACTGAATGCGTCATCCCAACCATATTTAAACGAGCGTTGCGCGTCTTTTTGCTGTTCAGTCAGACGAATCATTTGTATACCAGACTCGTAAATTTCTTGCGTCCGGCGTTGGATGATTTCCTCGTCAACACCAAGCCGGCGAGATGTTCTTTGAAATTCGGCGATGCGAACCTCTAGGTCGTACATGGCCATCAATTCTTCACGTCGTCGCTGACTAAACGACAGAGTTTTCATTTCATATTCAACGCGCTCATTTGCCAATTTGTTTTGGCGCGTCTGCTCGTCAATTGATTGACCGAATGCGAATTGTTGACCAGCTTTTTCTGTTGCGTTGGCAAGACCGGCGGCGGCTGATTCGCCGGCTCCGCGTTTTTCCGACCGCATGAAATCAGAAGAATTTTCAATCTGAGACAAAAGCGCCTGATATTCCAGACGCTGTTGCATGATTTTTTCTTTGCCCTCTTGGAGCAACTTCACGCGCTTGGCTTCAGCGTCGGCAGCATCGTTAATTTGTTTTTTGACCTGCGCCGTTGCATCGCGGTTTTGAATAAGGTCAACTTGGCGTTTGTTCTCAATCTTTGCGAGCTGTTCTTGCGTCGTCAGTTGATCGGACAGATATTCATAAAGCGATTTGCCTAAGACGGTTTCATCCATCTGAAGAGCCAGCCGCTTTGCATCAATGTCGGCCAGCGTCCGAGACAATACAATTTCTTGTTTGTATAGCTCCAGCTTTTTTTGTTGCTGTTGCGCTTCTTTGGATGATTTAATTTCGCGCTGATTGGTGGCTTCCCATTCGGCAACTTGGTCCGCAATAGAAGGCACCGCCATGCCTTGACGACCACCAGCTCCAGCGTTGGAGCCACCGCCCATGACTCGCTTTTCGGCAGCATCAAGTTCGCGGCGCGCTTTTTCGGCGTCCGCAACCATCTTTCTGTGAATTTGAGAAACCTTGTCAAAGTCCAGAGCTATTGCTGCCGCAATCTGGTCTTTCATTCCGCTAATTTCTGTCCTTACTGCTTTGAACACATAGGCTAGGTTCATTGCCAGAACAGAAACGGTTTCATAAACCGTTTTAAAAACTTCGCCAAAAACTTTGGTTTCAAGACCCAAGCTGGTGATGTAGTCAACAGTAATTTTTAAACGCGGCCCAAGTTCAACGGCAATAATTTGCAACGCATCCCGCCCTGTTTGAGCAAACAGGTCGTACATTTCCGCCGCGTCTTTCAGCGCCTGGGCTTGCTCTTGCGTTGCGCTGTTTGTTGCGTTTAGCCCGTTGGCAAGTGCGGTAAAGTCAACGCCCTTAGCCGCCCTTCCAAAAACTTCCATCGCCAACGCATTGCGCGTCAACGGATCGGCAATCTGGCCGATGTTCTGTGCGGTCTTGGCGAACAGTTGCTCTGTATTAAGCGTCGCCAAATCTTTAAGAGAAACGCTGGCTTTGGCAAATGCCTTTTGCGCTTCGTCTGATCCAGATGCGGCCTTGTCTACAAAGCTGGTAAACGAGGAAAGAAACTTGCCGGCGTTTTCTGCTTTGCCGCCAGAGTTGGCGAGAGCGTTAGACAGCTTGATAACCGAATCGACCGCCACATCATTAGCGGCGGCGACATCGACAATTTCGTCGGCGTACTTCAACGCGGCGGCAGATGCGGCCGTGAGCGCGGCAACAGCAACACCACCGTATCTTTGCGCGCTGTTGGCAAACTCGGCCATTTTGCTGCTGGCCGTGTCCAACCCTTTCACGAACTCGGCGCTGTTTAGACCCAGGACAACGCCGAGCCGTGAAATGATGTTAGCCATTATTCAAACCTCTTTTTGTCGAACCCTGGTGCGCTTGCCATGAATGCCAGCAGGTTTTGATTGGTCGCCTCTTCCTGCAAGTGTTTTGGCAACGGCGGATAGATGTAATCGTAAGCCGAACCGATAATTGTTTGGAGCTTGTACGGCGCAGAATTTGCGGGTCGAATGTAGTTGAACATCCCGTTCACCATCGTGCCCAATAGCGTGATAAGCGACTGATTGCCGACCACGCCATCGGCGTACATGGTTTGAATGTTCGCCATCGTCACATCGTCAATATCGGCAATGCTGTCGTGGGTGTGGCCGTTAAAGATCATTGCCGATTCAACTTGCAACCTTAACGACCCAATCAGTTTTTTCGAGCTTCCCTGTACGTCGGGGAAATAACCTCACCAATTTTTTCGCAGATGGCGAGCTGCACAGACAACGGCCACTCAACTTCGATTTCTTCGTAGGTCAGATCGGCCAGGCTTTCGCCTTCAATCTCCGGCACCAATAGCTTAATGAATTCGGTGATGCGCGTTTCGGTGATGCATTTGGCCTTTGCGGCCTCACGCATAGAACGCCCTTCGACCAGCACATCGTCGTCGGTAAACTTAAAAGACTCTGCGCCTTCGTCCTTAAACTGCATCAGCGGCTCGACCATGCTCTGATAGATGCTGTCGATTCGATCCGAGCTTGGCTCAGAAATGCGCCGGTAGATTTCGTCGGATTCGGAAACGAGAGGCACGCGAACCTTAAAGGTGTGGCCCCCGAGTTCAAATTTGCGGATAAGCAGCTCTTTACGTTTTGCCTCATAGGCAGAACCGAGTGCAGAACCTAGTTTGGTCATCTTGTATTTTTCCTGTATTTATTGAGTTGTTGTGCCAGCGCCTCTCCCAAACGAGAAACGACAGCTTGTGCATTCGACTCCATTGCGGGTCGCAGGTACGGTTGCGCCGAAATTTTCGACGTCCCAAATTCTTGCGCGATTGCGCGCGCGTCCGATTTGATACCGGTAAACCCGGCAACCTGCTCGGCGGTAGCGCCCATTTTTGCCAATCGTTTTTTTGCTTTTGCCAGACCTCGGTCGCTGCTCATCTGGGCAAGTTTTTGCCCGCTGGCCGTTGTGACCATTGCAATCACCGAATCGCTTTGGCCAATATACTTTGACCGCCTATCTCGTTTGGTTGGCCGTCTGGCCTCAACTTGCAAAGACAGCCGCAGGCCACCGCTATCAATTGGCGCGTTTTGCTGCGCTGCGGTCAGCACCGGCATGATGGCTTGCCTAGCCGCTGGCACCAGAACTCGGCTCTGCGCTTTCCTGTCGCCAATTTCGTCAGCCAGTTGATCGAATGCCCGCGTCACATCCCCAAGACCTTCAATCTTAAAGGTGACGGACATAGCAATCAGCCCTTTAGCATCTTGTTATAGATGGCCGCATTCAGCCCTATGACGTAATCAATGATTTCGTTGGGCGTCATCTTATCGCCGTGGGCGATGGCCATTCGGTAGGCCAGATCAATACCGGCCACCTTCTGCTGCTGGAAACTAAACCAGTTTTTCTGGCCCGAGTTAGCCTGGCCCCATAGGAACCCCAGCAGGTCATTCGTGTTTTGTATTGTGGTCATCTTTTATTCTTCAGGGTCTGGGTCCGGCGCTGGGGCCGCAGCCTGCGGTTTGACGAGGTAGCGCATAGCCACCGCCTCGGCGCTGTCGGCGTCGGCATCGGCAATTGCTTCTGCCAGCTCGGCTTGGTCGACTTCCATGCCGCGAGCTGCCAGAGCGAGATCGCCCTGGACAGCCATGAGCAATTGCACAGCCTCAAAGACGCCGGACATTAGCTGTTGCTCCAGCCGTACTGGTTACCGCGCGGGTGAACCGTGAAAACGCATTTGGCTTCAGCGCCAGGCTGGGCATCGATTTGGAACTGGCTAACGCGGCCGTTAAACGCATAAGCGACGGTGTTGGTGCCATCGTATGCCGACACGACAAACGTGCGGTCTACGGTCCCGTTATAGGCGTCTGAACGGATTTGAAGCAGGGCCGTGTCGCTAGGGTTCCAAGCTGCGGTAATCGTCATTGAGGTAGGCGCGGATTGCGTCGGGATTTTGTCCGACTGACGCGAGCCGGCCACCGAGAAATTGGCGACCGCATCGTCCTGGCCAAAGGCAGGCACCGCCTCGACGGGAACCGCGACACCAGCCGCGCCAGTACCGCCGGCCGTGGTGCCGACGATGGTGGCGACCTGCGCCGACCAGACCGACAGGTTGGCGGTTGTCAGGGGCGTAGGGGTAGCTGCGGATTGCATCCACAGCGCGGCGCTAAAACCGGGAAGAACTTTATTGGGGAGAGCCATGTTTCACC